ACCGGCTGAAATTGTTGAGCAGTTGGCGAGAGCGGCGAAGGTAATTGAGATAGGTTGAAGTAGGCGTCAGCAACGTAGTTAGCGGTAGGGTAGTGATACCGCGCTGCGCCGGTTGTGTTGTATGGGATCGCCGTCTTGCCATCTGGTAGGTGCCTCCATCTGCGATGGTGTCACGTAGCGCAGTAACCATCAAGTGGGTTACTGCGGTTGTGCCTGCTATTGTGTGTTTGGGGTGACGGCCTTCGGCCTACGCGTAAACGCGTAGAGGGGGAGGCAAAGCCTCCCCCTCTGAGTGAAGTGCGGAGCGCAACTACAGAGATCGCTCTTAGATCCTCGCGGCCCCCCTTTTGTGAGGGGCCGCTGCGGAGATCGCTAGGTGCTCCGTGGCTTTAAGAACCCCTCAGCTTTAGTCCTGGCGGCGTCCTTTACAGGTGCCGAGGGGGGGGAAGGGTTCGGAGAAGGGGCCCCGCTGCCGGGAGGCTTGAGGGAGGCTTGCCCCTTCTCCTCGGGCGAGAGTGGCTGCTCTCCGCCCAATTTAGAATATATAGCGTTACCAATGTGATCGCCAAGGGTTTTTAGGCGGTCGTCTTCGTTTATCTCCGGTAAGGGTTCGAAGACTTCCTCGTAAGGTGAGCGTGGGTCGAAGTCGCCGATTTCGAAGTCGTCGGCGTCCTCGAATGATTCATAGCCTTCGGCTTCGGCCTCCTGGCGGAGTTTTTCAGAGCGGACCATTTCCCTAATTTGTTCAGAAATGCTCTTAGAACGCTTGTAACCAAGCGGTGGAGCAATTGGGGTAGGGTCCATGATTTCGCGGCCTTCGCCGTCGAATTTAAGGTGGGCGCCTTTAACGCGCCTTTCCGGTCGGACATCCGTTCCGGGCTCCGGTTGTTTCTGTTTGATTTTCATAGTCATCGAGTGTGCTCCTAGAAGATAAAGCTCTCGCCGGTCCTAGCAACTAGGCGGCGTGCTTGCATGTTGTGCTTCGCCATTACGTAGAGAACATCATTTGTAGAGGAAGCGAAAGCCCGTTCCGGTGGCACACATTTAACGAAGTCCGCATTTAGTGAAGGTGAGGATGCGAAGATGCGGGCGAAGTGCCAGTCATTTAAGATTGTTTCTCGGAACTCTCCGCCGATGGTGCTTTCGGTGCGGCGGTATTCGTCGTAGCGGTCTTGGAAACCGAACGTGCCGTCTGGGGTCGCGTGGGCCGCGTAGACTTCTTTGTTAAGGACTTCCTGTTGGCCGATGTGTTGGAGTTCCTTTTGCCAGAAGTCCTCGCGGGTGCGGCGGTTCCAGTGGCGGGCGAGGCCCTGAGCGTAGATTGTTTTCGGTCGTACTGAGAGGAGCGTAAAGACGTAACCGTGCTCCTCAAAGAAGCGGCGGTAGCGGTTAGAACGGACGCTAGATACTCCATGCCCGCGCAGCTCTCCGACAGGGTTCGTGCCTTCAGCTGTCTGCAAAACTTCAGAGAATTGGATAACGTTTTTGCCGCCTCCGAGATACTCTGGTCTTTGAAGTCGAGCGTCGGAGGATTTAACGGAAAGATATCGAAGGTATTCTGTGTATCGGCTTCCATAGCGTGCTCTAGCCTCTGCAAAGCGTTGGAGAGCCATTGCCTCACGCAACGCGTTAATAGTTACCGCGGATGCTCCGCTTAGGTCTGCTGTAACATCGGGATATTTAGTACCAGCTACATCTTGTGAGCGGACGACCATGGCGTCCGAGGTGAGTAGCCAAGGCGTAGTGAAGCTCCGGGTTACACCGTCGCTGTCCTTGTAGCTCGCGGTAGCACCGGCAGGTGCGTTATCGCTGGTCGAGAAGCCGAGGCCCTGAACCGGTGCCTCGCTGCCAATCGGGATACTTATCGTGGGTCCCTTTTGCTCCCAGGGTCTAGCACTCGTGAAGTAGTCTTTTTCCCAGGCGCCGTTCTGTAGAGCCACCGACGTTGTGCTGTCAGCCCCGGACGCCAAAGAGATTGCAAGCTCTGTCTGGAGGTCCTGGTCTCGGTAGAACTCATTCCAGATGAGGGCGTATCCTCGGAAAGGAAGTGCACTAGTGACAAGATTATTAACGCCTGGAGTAACACCAAGGTAGTCAGCAAGAGAGCCGACAGCAGCGCCAGAACCGCCTGCATGAGTGATAGTAGGGAAGACAGAAGTGTCGTCACCGTCAGGCCCGCCGGTAATAAAGTCCTCGAAATCCTCCCAAATAAGGCGGTGCGGTACGAACCAGTGGTGAATGTTTACGTTAACCGGGTGCATGGGAGGTGTTAACAGCGGGGCGCAACGCAGAAATGCCGAGGTCGCGTGCTGTACTGTATCTCCTGGCAGAACTTCCGTGAGACCGCAAGGAATTAACTCGCCCATATCGCATGAGAATAGCTTGTAGTTACTTAGTGAGAATTTAGACCTTTTCATAGAACTCCCCTTTTCGGTTGCCTCTTGTGCCGTGCTTCCATCCTAATCCGTTTGCCCTCTCCGGCATCGATAATCAGGCTCTTGAAGTAAAAATCCTTAAACCCCCTCGGCGCAGTAGCTTTCGCAAGCGCGAGCAAAGGCTGCAGTTTCGCTTGGACTTCGTCTTGTATCGCCTCCGGCGTCTTTTCATCTCTACCGAGTTTCTTTCTTAGGTTTCGACGAAGGTAACGGCCTAAAGGGTATTGCTTACCTCCATGTCTGAGAGTTGAGGGTACATCGTCAAAATCTAGTTCGTGCATCATAATTGTAGAAGCTACTTCATCCATTACCCCGGCTCCTATGCCGGGACGGTTGGACATTCGTGCAAATTCAGGGTGTCGGCCTTCAAGTCTAGGGTCTTCCTTAGATGTGAGTTTTTTTGTGACGTATCCAGCCACGTAGGATGCTGATTGCTGCTCGAGACGACCAATGTATATGTTTCCTTTGCCCCACACTTTTCGCACCACATCGCAAACCGGACAACAGCTACCGTCTCTGCGTGGTTTGGTGAGCCCCCGTTCACAACTAGGAAATCCGAAGAGTGCAAGATGATAGTGCGGTCTCTCTGATTGATCTCCATATTCGCCTACTCCGAAATAACGGAAACGTCGTCCGTAAGACGTATCGAACCATTTTCGTAACCGTTTGAGGAATAGAGTAAGAGCGAGAGGATCGAGATTATTATCGCAAGGGAGATGTTCGTCACTATAGGTGAGCGTAAGAAAGCAATTATCCGCATGTTGGCTAGCCTCCAGCATGATCCTGTGCGCCCATATCCGGCGCCGGTTTATGCGACAAGGTAGGCACTGGCCACAGCCAAATGCCTTCCCCGTCACCACGTAAGGTGATTTGCAGAGCACTTTACATCCTGTAACCGATGCGAAGCCTGGGAGTGCCGCGGCGTTTCATTGAGCGGCGTCGGGAGAAAGAGCGGCGTCCACGACGACCGCCGCGTGAGCCACGGCGTTTTCTACGAAAGCGCATTGTTATCTCCATTGTCTGGCGAATTCTTTGACTGACATTCGACCGCCTTTTGCTTTGTATTCCCTCCATTCCTTATAGACGGGTAGATTGGATTGACCGACGCGGATGCGGTCTAAGAAGTTAAGGGGTCCGGCGATCCAATCGCCTGCTCCCTCGCCCCCTACGTCCTCGTAAGCCTGTGCGTCTGAGAAATTGCCTGTGTCGTAAAGTCCGCGACCCATGAACTTGAGTACGGGTGTGGCTTGAGCTGGTGTGGTTTTCTCTAGCCCTGAGAGTGGTTGGCCTGGGATTAAATAATCGTCTCCGGCCATTGGTGGGCCGATCTGTTGTTTAACTTTGGCAACCTGGCTTGCTAGTAATTCATTCTCCAGGCCCATCTTTTGTATCGTCAAGCCCTGTACCGTCTGGTCGAAGGCCGATATCCGTGAAGAAGCGGTACGGGTGGTATCTATCGCGCGGGAAATGTCCTGACCCGCGGCTGCGAGGAACTGCGTTCCAGTGTCCCCAACTCCGATAGGCGAGTAAGAAGCTGGCTGGGCTCCAAGGGCTATCGCCGGGTGTATTCCGGCCCTTTTTGCGTCTGCTACTTTCCATTGTATCCCCGATTGAGCGAATTCTTTCTGGTGCGCGTAGTCTTCCGCGCGAGCTCGTTCGTTAGCTTTTGCCTGTTTACTTCCTGCGAACAGATTGCTTGCCGCTGATATTCCGGCTCCGATCAGTGCTCCTAGCATCGGACATCACTCCAAAAGTTACGTCGCCTTCTGCGACGTGCAGCGCCGGCAGACCCGGCAATCCTATGTGCGTGTAGAACTTCGCGTCGAATTTGTCGTTTAGCGCAAAGCGCAACTCTCCTCGGAATTGCGAAGCCGACTGAATGATGGCCTCTAGCAACGAGGCGCGCTGCATTCCGCTTAAGCGGTCCTGCTGGCTTAACTCGGTCAGGATGGTATCTACGTCGATCGAGATACGAAGCTGGATTGATGTTTTCACGAATGCGCTCCCGGCTGAAAT